TATGAAGATTTATGGTTTTGAATTATACTATTTACCTCGCAAAGCATACAATGAAGATCGTATTTTGGGCGAAGATCCGTTAAACAACTACGAACATGCTTATCCTATTGAGATGTATTTGGAAAGTAATACTGGTTTTGAGGGGCAAGGCGAATTCTTATCTAGATTTGGTGTAGAAACCGTTGAGAGTGCTAATTTTGTTGTCTCGAGAAAACGTTGGTTAGAGGTTGCTGGTAATACCGGCAATACTGTTTTGGCAAACAGACCAGCTGAAGGCGACATTCTTTTCTTCCCATTAACAAAATCATATTTTGAAATACGCAAAGTAGAAGGCGATAAACCTTTCTATCAGGTTGGTAAACTTTATGTCTACAAATTAACTTGCGAATTGATGCAGTTCTCAAGCGAAGTTATTAACACGGGCATTGCTGAAATTGATACATACCCCGACATTATAAATGAAGATGTTCGCAATTTTGTGTTACTGCAGGAAAATGGCGATGAATTACTTATTGAAACAAATAGTGAATCTCCAATCATCAACGAATCATATTCTACATTGCATGCTGATGATGGTGGCGCACGAAACGAAGATTTTGACACTAATATTGCAGACATTTTAGATTTTAGTGAAAGAAATCCATTCGGAGAGGTATTTAAATAATGTTAGACCAAAGATTTTATTGGGGAACAATCCGAAAGGCAATTGTTGCGTTTGGCAATATGTTCAACAATATTAATGTTGAAAGAAGAGATGCTGACGGCAATATTATTCAAATATTAAAAGTTCCACTATCTTATGCCAGTAAATCTAAAGCATTAGCTAGAATTCAGCAGCGTCCAAATGTTGACGATCGCAGCGTACAAATTATTGTGCCCAGAATGGCGTTTGAGATGACGACTATGAATTACGATTATAATCGTAAAATAAGTCCAGTACAACAAAGCAGAGCAGTTAATTCAACTTCAAATACTTTAGATTCACAATACGCACCGACTCCGTATAATATTAATGTACAACTATATGTTTACGTTAAGAATCAAGATGATGGATTGCAAATTATAGAACAAATTTTGCCATACTTTAATCCTGATTATAATTTAACAGTGAAATCAATTCCTCAATTGAATATTAAAAATGATCTGCCTATTATTTTAGATTCGGTATCATTTGAAGATAATTATGAGGGAGAGTTTGAAGATAGACGTACAATTATTTGGACCTTATCATTTACAATGAAACTTAACTTTTATGGTCCCGTCAATAAACAAGGTGTTATTAAAAAGGTTATTGCAAGTACATATAATAATGTTAACATGACTGACAGAATAAATACTATAACGACTACGCCGGATCCTCTAACTGCTAAACCTGGCGATGATATAGGATTCACCGATACAATTGAAGATTTTTGATGAAAAAAATTCCTGAATTAGATGCGTTATTTGACATAACGCCCATGGATGAAACAGATTTGCCTACGACTTTGCCTGCTGTTAGTGACTCCGAATCAAGAAAAATGGATCAGGAAGATGATTATCAATTAGCAAGAAATACTCTACGCAACCTTATAAATAAGAGTGAAGATACTCTAGATCAAATGATAGAGCTTGCTAAAAATTCAGAACATCCTAGAACATATGAAGTTGCCGGTCAACTAATTAAAACAGTTTCTGATGTAGCAAAAGACCTTATGGATTTGCAGAAAAAAGCTAAAGAATTGAAAAAAGATGATCCCGATGGTCCAAGAAATATAACAACAAATAATAATGTTGTATTTGCTGGTTCTACTGCGGAACTAATGAAAATGCTAGGCAACAAAGACGACGGCAGAACAATTGAGCAATAAACAAATATCATATAACGGGAATCCAAATTTAAAACCAATTGGAACCGTACAACAATACACCTCAGAGCAAGTTAAAGAGTTAATGCGGTGTATGAGTGACCCTATCTATTTTATAGAATCATATTGTAAAATTGTTTCATTAGATAAAGGGCTTATTAGTTTTAAACTTTACGAATGCCAAAAAGAAAAAGTAGACGTTATACTTAATAATCGTAAAGTTATTCTGATGGAAGGTCGCCAACAAGGTAAGACCATTACATCGGCAGCTTGTATACTTTGGTACACGCTATTTCAGGAAAATAAAACAGTTGCTATTCTGGCGAATAAATCGTCAGCTGCTAGAGAAGTACTTTCTCGATACGAACTAATGTATGAAATGCTTCCTATGTGGATGCAGCAAGGGGTGAAAACGTTTAATAAAGGTGACATTGAACTTGAAAATGGTTCTAAAGTATTCACCGCGGCAACAAGCTCATCCGGTATTCGAGGTAAATCTGTAAACTGGTTGTATATTGACGAAGCGGCCATTATTCCAAATAATGTTGCGGAAGACTTCTTCACATCTGTTTATCCAACAATTTCTGCAGGTCAAACAACAAAGATTCTTCTCACATCTACCCCCTTAGGATATAATCACTTTTGGAAGTTCTGGAACGAAGCAGAACAAGGATTAAACGGATTTGTTCCAATGTTTATCCCATATAACAGAATTCCTGGTAGAGATGAGAAATGGGCAGCTGAACAGAAATCAATGCTTGGGGAACTCAAGTTTAACCAAGAAGTTTTATGCAGATTCCTTGGTTCATCCAACACCCTTATTAATCCCGATACGATTGCGGCTATGTCCACAAAGCAGTTTGTTTATACTAAAGACGGATTGGATATTCTAGAAGAGCCGCAAGAAGACCATGTATATATGCTAGTTGCTGATACTTCCAGAGGAGTCGGTGGAGATTACTCAGCATTTGCAGTTGTAGATATAACTGCGTATCCATTTACTGTAGTAGCAAAATATAGAAGTAATAGAATTAGTCCGTTGTTATTCCCCAACATTATATACAAAGTAGCTAAAGATTACCACAAGGCATACTGTTTGGTAGAAATCAACGATAACGGGCAACAAGTAGCGGATTCATTGTATATGGACTTAGAATACGAAAACGTATTCTTTGTTGGAAGTAGCAGTAAATCTGGACAATATCTATCTGGCGGATTTACGCCAGGAGCAACACTAGGCGTAAGAACAACAAAACAAGTTAAGCGTTTAGGTACAACGACATTTAAGAGTCTGGTAGAAAGCACAAAGCTGTTAATACACGATCCTGAAATTATTGAGGAAATATCTACATTTATTGAAGTCCGCGGAACACATAAGGCAGATGAAGGATATCACGATGATTTAGTGATGTGTCTTGTATTGTTCTCATGGGCAACAAACGAACCGTTCTTTAAAGATTTAACAGATTCAAATCTCAGAAAAGCTTTGTATGAAGAACAATTTAAGCAAATTGAGGAGAATCTAACTCCTTTTGGTATAGTAAATGATGGCCTTCCGCAAAAGGAAGAGCCAGTGGTTATGGATGATGATGTGTGGTTTTCAGCGGATCCTGCAAAAGAAATGGAAAAACTTAAAACTAAATGGATGGAAAATGTCTAAAAACTTATACTTATAAATAAATAGTAATCAATAGTTATTAAACTATATAAATCTTTAAGGAGAATAAGATGGCATTTCAGCTCTCACCTGGCGTACAAGTACAAGAAAAGGATTTAACTGCAATAGTCCCTTCTGTTGCTACTTCTGCCGGCGCATTTGCTGGCGTTTTCAAATGGGGACCTGTTGGTGAAGTTATTACCGTAGATTCAGAAAATAATTTAGTAAAAATTTTTGGCGCACCGGATGATGGGAATTTTACATCATTTTTTACTGCAGCAAACTTTTTAGCATATGGTAATAATTTAAAACTAGTTCGTGTTGTAAATGACTCGGCCGCAAAAAACGCGATTGCGAATTCGAACGCAACAGCAGTTATAATTAAAAACCGCGACGATTTTTTAAATACGAGATCATCCGGCGGATATGGTCTTGGCGAATTTGCTGCTAAATATCCTGGTTCTTTAGGAAACTCATTAAAAGTTTCGGCAGTTGATGCCAATACTTGGGCAGCGTATAATGGATTTTCTGGAAACGCATGGCCATATCAATCAGAATTTAATAGTGTGCCTAGCACATCTAGTTATGTTACCAGTTTAGCCGGCGGCAACGATGAATTGCACATTGTTGTTGTAGATGAAGATGGCGCATGGACAGGTATAAGAAATACCGTTTTAGAAAAATATTCTTTTGTATCAAAAGCAGCAGACGCCAAAAACTCAGATGGATCTTCAAATTATTATAAAGATGTAATTAATACGCAATCGGAATATGTTTGGTCTATAGATCATCCCACAACAGGCACAAACTGGGGAACAACAGCGGCCGGAAAAACATTTGCTAATTTAAGTACAAATATTTCTGTTTCATTGTCAAAAGGTGTAACCGATGACGCAAATATTACCGCAGGAAATGTAATTTCCGGATTTGATTTATTTTCAAATGACGAATTATATGATATTAGCTTGGTGCCATTGGGTCCTTGGAGCAATGTTGCGTCAGTTGTTAGTTCTGTACTTTCAATTGCAGAAGATAGAAAAGATTGCGTAGTATTCTTATCTCCTAGTTTAGAATCAGTTGTAAATATTTCTCCTGCATTGCAAGCAACAAATGTTGTAACTTATAGAAATGCATCTACAACAAATGGCGGAGTAAATTCAAGTTATGCTGTAATGGATTCCGGTTGGAAATATCAATATGATCGTTACAACGATCTATATCGTTGGGTTCCTTTAAATGGTGATATTGCTGGTATTTGTGCAAGAACTGACGATGCCGCGGATCCCTGGTTCAGCCCTGGCGGATTTGCTCGTGGACAAGTTAAGAATGTTGTTAAATTAGCATTTAATCCAAATAAAACAGACAGAGATAATTTATACAAAGCAGGCGTTAATCCGGTTGTAGCGTTCCCCGGACAAGGAACAGTCTTGTTTGGCGACAAAACAATGTTAGCAAAACCTAGTGCATTTGATAGAATTAATGTTCGTAGATTGTTTATTGTTTTAGAAAAAGCTATTGCAACCGCAGCAAAATTTCAATTATTTGAATTTAACGATCCATTTACTAGAGCACAATTTAAAAATTTAGTAGAACCTTTCTTGCGTGATGTTCAAGGTCGTCGAGGTATTTCAGACTTTAAAGTTATTTGTGACGAAACAAACAACACCGGTGAGGTAATTGATAGAAACGAATTCAGAGCTGATATTTTTATCAAACCTGCTCGTTCTATTAATTTTATATCTCTAACATTTATTGCTGCAAGATCTGGAATTTCTTTTGAAGAAATTGGCGCCTAAAAGGAGAAAATAAATGGCAACGACATTCGATATTAATCAATTTAGAACTCAATTAAAGAATGGTGGCGCACGCCCCAATCAGTTTGAGGTTCAGTTTACGTTTCCCCCTGCAATTAGCGAATTAAACTCTGCATATGCAAGATCAAGTAGTTTTCTAGTTACTGTGGCAGAATTGCCCGGTCAAACTATTGGAGTTACTCCTGTATTTTATAGAGGCAGAGAAATTAAATTAGCAGGAGATAAAGTATTTGCTCCATTCTCATGTACCATACTTAATGACACAGATTTTGTATTAAGAGATGGATTAGAGAGATGGATGAATGCTATAGAAAGCAATTTTGTTAAAACCGGCGTGACGGATCCCTCATTGTATCAAGCAACATTAACGGTTAATCAGCTAGACAGATCGGGAAATCAATTAAGAAGATATCGTATGTTTGGCGCATTTCCATCCGATATATCTCCCATCGGTTTAGACTTTGGCGCAAACGATCAATTATCAACATTTGGCGCAACATTTCAATATCAATACTTTGATGTAAATAGCCGCCAATCTACAATTATATAATATTTTTGGAATTTAAATAATGGCAATAAATTTATTTGGGTATACCATTACCCGTGGTGAGGATGTGAGCAAGCTGGCACGGACACAATCGTTCGTGCCACCTACTACTGATGATGGCACAGCAACTGTTCAAGGCGGAGGCTATTTTGGCACCTATCTTGAAATGGATGCTACTGCCAAATCAGAAGCAGAATTAATTACACGATATCGTGAAGCGTCTATGTATGCGGATTGTTCTACAGCAATTGATGAAATTGTTACAGAAGCAATC